CTTGTCGGGAAATCCCTTGATGTTGCGTATAGTTTTTTACCTGACAGAATTAAGAGCATGATTTCTGAAGTTAAAACAATCATGGGTGCCCTTGGGGTAACTAAAGAGATATTAAAGTTAATATTGGTTTTGATGATTGTTAAAGTCATTTATAAGGTTTATGAGAGTGTTTGTTCCGTTCAATGGGAATTTTCATTCATGAATTGGATATTTGGTTTAAAAGGTAAGGATCAAATCGTGTGTCCCTCGTCTACTGGTGACAATTGTGCTATGGTTGATTTAGCATGGATCGGGTCGGCTATTTCTGGTCTAAACATGGAGAAAACCTCAACCTTTTTCAAAAATTGTGCTCAATATCGAGGCCTGAAGATGTTATTTGAGGACATCAAAACATATTCATCAGAAATATTTTATATGTGTTATTATCAAATGTATGGTGTAGATTTTATTCCGAAATTGGCTTGGAGACGCAAGTACAATGAAGCTCATCATGAATTGTTGAAGTGGGTTTCTATGACGACTGAGTCGACCGCTCGACGCATAGCCTCTGATCAAGCATGGTGTGATAAGACTATTGAATTAATCTTTAATTATTGTGAGTATTATACAGATTGTCCCCGAGAAGCGTTTACGTCTCAAGAGATCAAGGAATTTCAATATACCCATGATAGATGGATTGCTCTTTATGCAACTATTATTAGTGGGTGCCCAAATAGTCGCAGTCGTACCTCTCCATTAAATGTTATCGTGGCCACTCCAGATTCACGTGCGGGCAAAGATATAACTGCTTTGGCCATAGCTCGTATTTTGTTTGAGATGGAGCAGGATGATAACCCTGATCAGCGGAAAGAATGGTCTGATTCACGAATTTTTCAGAAACCATTGGGATCAGCATATTGGGAAGGATATCAACCAGGCGTAACTGAAGCAGTGTTAATAACTGAATACTTAAACACAAATAATTTACAACAAGCTGCTGAAGATTCTAATTCTCTGTTAAACGTTTGTGATGATAAGCCTATGCCCTTAAATATGGCTAATGTTGACATGAAAGGAGCCATGTTTGCAATACATAAGATGAATTTTATTACGACTCCTATAACACTAGAAAATATAGATCGATATTCTGAGTTAGCGCAAAAGTTTTGTGTTCAGAAACGCATGCATGTTTGTATCGAGCCAAATTTGAACCCTGATCGTCCCGAAGATTGGAGTTTTGATGTGGAAAATATCAAGTACCGGGTTAAGGTTGAGTTTGGAACTGAGAAAACTAAGTGCAAGTTGCGTTTATATAAGCAGTTTCAACACCTGGTTGGTCGTGATTGTTCCCTTATGGAGATTTGTGTGGTTCTTTATGAGGAAATGAAAAGGATGAAAACTCAAAAATCTATTTCTGAGAGGGCGATGGATACTTACGGTAAGTATAAAGTACTTAATAAAAGGGGAGAAAATTGTATATTTGAGTGGATTTATCATCTTGATTTGCCTTTTCCTGGTGCTATTAGTGCCGTTGGGAATTACATTGGAGGCTTTTTCTCTCGAGAAATATATTATAAAACTACTTTTATGACACGTATGAGAGAATTATACAATATAGATGACCCTTATTATCCTATTTGTGTGTTGTTGAAAGAATCCCCAAATTCTATGGATATGGGAACACGTTATTGGATGAATCATGCCAGTTTGTTTAATAATGTTGTTCGCGGCATATTTGAGTGGTGTGATAAGCCCACAAATCCCATTCAAATAGAGATGAATTTTAAATTCGCATTGTATTGTTTTTGTCTTGTCAAGCCTCACTTGGAAGTTCAGTCGGCCTCTATGGGTAAGGTTATTTTAGGTTTGTCTCCAGAAGAAACATGGATTGGATTTTCTCAAAAAGGTTATGTGGCTGTCACAAAGCTGATACCGATATATCGGAAGCGATTCCAGTATCTGAACATGCCTGGTCCATGGAATGTTCAGGATTGGACAGCCAGATTAATCCAACGTTGTTTTGATCACCACTTTCATGATGAGGTTAATTTGTACGCTCTGGAAAAACTTAGACCTGAG